CTTGTGTGGAAAGGCTTCTTGAATCCTGTTATTAACTTCTTCATAAAAGTCTTCATCATCTGGATCATATCCTTGCTCCTTTAGATCGGCATCAATCGCCAAAGCAGCGGCGGTCATAACTTTGTCTTGACCAAACCACTCGTTGTTACTTGCCCATTCTTCCGCACGTCTATCTCTGCGTCTTGGTGCAGGGGCAGGCGCTTCTTGCTGAACAGGCTCGGAATATTCTTCAGAGTAACGAGACTTTACTGAAGTTACATTCTTTAAATCAGCTTGAGCATCATTAAGCATTTCTTGTGCTTGAAGCACTCGTTCTTTATTGCCTTCTTCAAATGCTTCAAGATAAGCTTGACGAGCTAAGTCAATCTTATCTGTTAGCTGTTTCTCAGATGCTTCAAGACTATCTTTACTAACATTAAAAACTTCTTCTTCTTTTTGTTTTAATTTTTCAGTAAGTTGTTTGTTAGTTTCTAATAGCTGTTCAACTTCTTCTTCACGTTCTTTACGTTGACGAATAAGCTGACGTATTCTTTTTTCTGCACCTTTAGTTTCAATGCCTTCCAGTTCAGGAGGCTGTTCTTTAATTTCTTCTTTCGGCTCTTCTTTAGCTTCTACTACAGGCTGCTCTTCTTCAACTTCTTGAGGTTCATCCTGTTCAATTTCAATTTCAATCTTATCTTCTTCTGGAACTTCAATGTTGTTCCAGCCATCTTGTTCTGACATTTTACTCTCCGTTGCTAACGATACAAACGATTTACGTTAATAATATTATATCACACTATGTTACTTTTCCCAAATCATGCAGACCCTTTTCCTAAATTAAATGTGGGGTCGAGGTCTTTTGGGTCTTCTACCTTCATAATGATCTGGTCATCAAACAAAAGAATAAGTCTAACTCCTTTGTAAAACAACTTAGTTCCAGCATGTTTACCATAGCAGACATAATCTCCTACGTTACACCATGCTCCAGAAGGAAACTTATCTTTATCCATGTAAGCCAAATCTCCCATAGAAAGAACTTGTGCTACAGTGGTTAGATAAGCCATATCATCTTTAGTTGAATCCGGTATTAGAATACCGCCTTTAGTTACGCTTTTTACCGAGACAGGTCGAACCAAAACATGAAAGCCCGGTATACTCGGCAAAGGTGAGGGATTAGGAGCTTCGTCTATATCCGTAATCCAAAGATCATTTTTAATCGCACCACCCATACTTACTTGTTGCATTTCTTTAGTCGTCCTCCATATACATGCGTTTTTTTACTATATCAGTTAAGTTATCTCTGGCCCACTCAAGACTTGAAATGGAGCCTACTATTTGGCGGTAATGCGGATAATCCTCCGCAGAACCATTTGATAATGTAAGTCTGAGTTTATGTATTTCTTCGTTAAACCCATCAACCACTTCATCCCAAATATTCATCTACTTCTTTTTAGAACCCTTCTTGCTATCAGAGGTCTTCCAAGAGAAGTCATCCCATTCGTTGAGTGCGCTGCGAATGTTACGTCCACCCGTAATATCCTGTGCATACGCATCACCAAAACTTTTACCAGTATCCTTTACATGTTCAGGATACCCTTTACCTTTAGTCATCATAATTATTCTCCCTTTGAGATACTGCTAGTTGTGTTAAAGCTTCAAGAGCTTTTTCTTCCATATCTTTATCGTTTTGCATTCTTGCCTCTAACATATCTTTAATTGTTTGGGCAACCTGTCTTTCATTTTCTGCTGTTACTTTAAAATCTTCAATGTCCAGCTTTCCTTCAATATCTAGTTCCTTGAGACGCTCTTTTGCATCACGATCAAGTTCTGCTTTCTCTTCTTTCATGCTGTTAGCAGCATTAGTCTTGAGAAGATCAATGATCTGATCGGCTTCTTCAAGTTTAAGCTTTTTAGTCTTGAGTTCCATTTCAGCAGCCTGAACCATAGTATCAGACTCTAATTTCTGTTTCTCAAGTTCAACCTTTGCCTGTTCCAAAGATACAAGCTGTTGTTCAGGAGACTGAGCCTGACCCATCGCCTGATTAGCGTTAAGAATTTGTTGGGCAGCTTGTGCCATAACCATTTCAACAACAGCGGGGTTCTGCGCTTCTTCAGGGCTTACCCCCTGCATCATCTGATCAGTTACACCATTCATCTGCTCTTGATACTTCATGATAGAGTGTTCTTGAATGTTTGCTTGAAGTATTGGAGCAATACGCTGCATGATTGGGTTCTTACCATTTAGCGGGTCTTCTAGATATGCCAGCTTAATCTGTATATGTGCATCATGGTTCTGGCCGGGGAATGCAGCAATAGGCACACCTTTAGTAGCAGCCATGATATCCGAAACAGGATCAAGCGGTTTAGGCTCAATCTTCGGTGGAAGTATCTGATCAACATTAGGCATGTTGGCTGCATTAAGAATTGTTCTGTTCAGTTCCTCTAAATTAAACATACCGGGAGGAGACTGCTGCGCCATTTGCAGTGCCATGTTTGCCATCATCATGCGGTGTGCATTAGATGGAATGTTAGGATCAGATACCGGAATAATATCTACACGTCCGTCAAAGTCATTCTTAAATACACTACGATCTTCATATGGAACATCATAAGGATATTCAGCGGGAAGATAGTCATAGTCAATCCGTGCAAGAATACGGAACTCGTCTTTTTGAGACTTGTGAAGCCGTTTATGGATTGCGGAGAAAAATTTACTGCTTGCTTCAAGCAAC